CGGGAAAGTGACCAAAGACACCTCCCAAAGTTCCAACTCAGACAAAAGGCGTCCGCCCTTGCCATCCTTGCGGGATTTGACGGTGCGGTATCCAATCGACAACCCGTCAATCGCGCCTGCGCCAATCAACGCCGCAGCTTCGCGGCCCCGTGAAACTTCCGTCAAAATGCGGCCCTTGACCCAAAGGCCCGTCGCATCTTCACGAACCTCATCCCAAACGCCAATCGGCTCGGACGAGTCGTGCTGCCAAAGCATCTTGATCGAGGCGCGTTTGGTTAATGAGGCCGCATAAGCGCCCTTCTCAACCGTATCCCCACCCTGATCGGACGTTCCAAACAGCGAGGCATAGCCCTCAATCGTTGACCCATCGACAACGACAAGATCACCGCCCAACTGGCAAAATTTATGTTCTAACGTCATGCGTATCTCCGGTTCATTTGCCCGCGAGGGCTTTGACAATTTCATAGACCAGCAGGCCAAACCCGCCGCAAACAATCATCCAAATCTGCCACTCGAGGCGCGACACCATGAATTCGATCCGCCCAAGCCGCACATCCAGTTGCGCGAACCAAAAGTCCGACACTGGCGCAGGCGTGCGCGCTGTGTCCCGCTTGGGATGGTCAACAACTTTACCTACCATCGCCCACCTCCAAGATCGGCAAACCCAGCAAATTTCGCTTTTCTGCATCCGTCAGGAACAGCGCATCGCTCACCCGACGCCACTGCGCCTCCCGCTCGACACTCAGCGCAGGAATTTGATCCAAATCTGGGCGCAAACTGATCCGCTCGCCCGTGAAATCCGACAACCAGTCTGAAATCGCGCCCAGAACACGGGTCGCCAGCGGCAACACCGTCAATCGGTAAAACGCACGGTTCGCCTCTTGGTAGTTGGCATATGTCGCATCCCCTGGCAGCCCCAACAGCATCGGCGGCACACCAAAGGCGATCGAAATCTCACGCGCTGCGGCTTCCTTGGTCTTCTGGAATTCCATATCTGACGGAGAGAACCCCATCGGCTTCCAATCCAGTCCACCTTCGAGCAACATCGGCCGACCAGCATTACGCGCACCTTGGTGCTGTGTTTCCATCTCGGACACCAAGCGATCATATTGATCCGTGCTCAGCGACGACTGGCCATCCGCACCCTTGTAAACAATCGCACCACTCGGACGGGCCGCGTTATCCAGTAACGCCTTAGACCAACGCGACGCGGCATTATGCACATCAATCGCAGAGGCCGAGGCCTGCATCGGCGAGAACCCGTAGTGGTCATCTTGCGGATGGAAGCTCTTGATATGGCACACCATGGTCTCGTTGGGTGCGACAGAGAAGCGATGCTTGCGCCCGTTTACATTATACTCATAGGCCATCGGCCAGCCGTCAGCCCCCGGAACAATGCTCATCCGGTCAGAGCGCAAAACATGCAATTCCATAGGCAGACCTTCATCGCCCACACCTTCCAGATACCCGTTACCCGTCAGCAAGAGCTGTCCGTAAAGCGCCTCAAGCACCTCCGCACGGCCCTGCGCCGCATTCGGACGGGCCAGCAACTCTTGGATCGGGTGGGTCTCATAACGGCGCTCTTGGTCTTGCAGGATAAGCGGCAAAGCAGCCGCCGCTTCTGCAATAATCTTCACAGCACGAAACCCAATCGGGTTGCCCGTAAACCCAGAGCGGGTCAATGACACCACATCACGCGGGCTCCACGCCACACGGCCCGCAGAAGGCCACGCAATTGCGTGTCCCGCAGCCGAGGCTTTCACCTGTTCAGGGGCCGCTGTGGCCGTGTCTGGCTTTGGTCGGTTCATAAATTCAAACATCAAACACTCCTTGATCCAACAGCCCCAACTGACTGTCGTTGATCCTTGAAAACAGTTTTACGAGATAGAAGTTACAAAGCTGGGACAGCACCGTGCGCTGCCCCACGCAACACTAGCCAAGCGTACGCACACGCGGCGCAGTAAACGCTTTTGCAGGCACGATCATCAAATCATGCAAAGCCCAAACAAGCGCATCCACACGGTCAGGCGACCCGCGCCCCTCAAATCCGCCCGTCGTCATTTGGCACATCTGATCTTCCAAGGCCCCAAGCCCGCGGACATGACGCACGCGCCCCTGCTCATAAAGCGCGGCAATCGGCTCGGCACGCAGCACCTTCCCCTTGCTCGCCCGCACCGCACGAAACGGCACAAGCGGCGCTTCTTGGCGCAAGATAGTCTCCACCATCTCGCCCCCCTGATTGACCTCCGCCACCAGCCTATCCGCCCCATGCCGCTCCATCGCAGCAATCGCAGCCTTCGCCCAAGCATTCGGAGACGCCCCACTCACCGTGGCATCCTCAATCACATAGGCAATCCACTCCTGCGGCGGGCCATCCATCTTGATCCCGCAAACGACAATGCCGCAATCATCCGAATTCTTATGGCCCGTCACAGGCGGGTCAATCGCCACGACAATACGGTCAAGCTTGGGCAACTCACGCACAATAACACCCGCCAAACTGCCATGGGTCCACATCGCGCCTGCCACATCCGTGAGCAACTCACCCGACAACTCCTGCCGCCCAAGCCGCGTGCCCGCATACCGCGCCTCGATCTCGGTCAAGAAATCAGCCGCCAAATTGGCACGGTTCACTTGGGTCTTGGCATGGGTCTTCACCGTGGACGGCCGCGCCAACAACTCTTTCAGCGCATTGGTATTGCGCGGCGTTGTCGTGACACAGGCCTGCGGCGCATCCCCCAACCGCAAGCAAAACTGGATCATATCCCACGCATCCGCCGCCTTGCGCCACTTGGCAAACTCATCCACCCAGACTGCATCAAATTGGGGCCCTCGCAGCGCTTCGCTGTCTTGCGCGGAAAACACTTGCGCCGTGGCCCCATTCGGCCACTCCAACATTCGACGCCCCGCAATCCACTTTGGGCGCATTGCATCGGGCGAAATCGCAATAATCCCGCTCTCGCCAAACACCATCACCTCTCTTGCCTGTTCATAGGTCTCGGCAATCAGGCCCACACGACGCTTTGCACCCTGCTCTACGCCATTGCGGACCCATTCCGCGCCAGCGCGGGTTTTGCCCGCGCCGCGCCCACCAAGGATAATCCACGTTCGCCAGTCACCTGTCGGCGGCACCTAATGCGGCATCGCCCAAAAGCTGAACATATAAGGCAGTGCGGCCAAAGCCTCATCATCAAGACTTTTCAGAAACGTTTTCTGCTGCAATCGCGTCGCGGATGCGATCAAGTTTGCCCCCGATGTCAGAACGGATTTTTTCCCGATCGTTTTCAGGGGTGTCTTCGTTGGAATGGAATTTTTCAAGAAATGCCTCCTGCGCCTTCAGAACAGCAAAATGCACGGACTGAAGCTCGATAATTTTTGAAAGGATAGGTTTTGGAGAAACGTCTTTACTGGTCTCAAACTCTGTCATCATCAGGTCTAATGTGACCGACATCCGATGAAAGAGGCGTGCTAAAACGGCGGCACGTGTCGCCTCATCTTCTTCGCCAAACGGCAAAGGCGCTTTGTTTTTACTCATGGAGTACTCATCTGTAAGGGGTTGGTCCGATACAGTCGAAAGGCCAGTTGAGGTGCGTAATTTCACCACCACTTGGGCCCCCTAGCATGCTGTTCACACTATCTGAAAATAGGCCAAAAGTCAAAACAAACGGGGCGCCCCATCGGACGCCCCATTCAGAAAATCTACACTTTTACAGGTGTTTAACCGCCGTCAGCCGCCGCCGCTGCAGCAGCCGCTTCGATCTTGCGCCACTCGGCCACATTGCGGTTATGATCCGCCAAGGTCACGGCAAACGCATGCCCACCAGTGCCGTCCGCCACAAAGAAGATAAACTCTGTCGTGTCTGGATCAAGGGCCGCTTCAATACTCGCCCGCCCTGGGTTCGCAATCGGTGTCGGCGGCAATGCGGGGATCTGATAGGTGTTCCAAGGCGTCTCGCGGTTCAATTCGCTCCGGCGCAAACCACGGCCCAAAACGCCCTCGCCCTTGGTAATCCCGTAGATA